AGTAGACAAGTATTATGGCGGTAAAATCCTCGAATATCAAATCGCTAAGCAAGGCGATTTAGATCGTCATAGAGATACAATTAATAATAATGAAACAATATGAATAGTATACAAGTAACTAAACCCAAAAAAAACAAGTTTGATTTATCACACGAAGTAAAGCAGACAGGAAATATGGGTTATTTATATCCCTGTTATATACAAGATGTAATTCCAGGAGATAGTTTTCGTGTAAACACACAACAAATGGTTCGATTTAGTCCATTATTGGCACCAATGATGCATAATGTAGATTTTAAGTTGGATTATTTTTTTGTACCATATCGTTTAGTATGGGACGAGTGGAAAGATTTTATAACAGGTGGAGAAGATGGTAACGATTTACCAAGCTTTCCACGTTTTAATGTTAATAGTGCAAGCCGTAGAGCTTATTTTGAAAAAGGTAAATTACCTGATTATATGGGTGTTCCACCTCTTCAATCTTCAATGTCTGGTGGAATAGATGGTGGCGCTTGGACAACAACTAACGATAGAGTTGAGATATCAGCCTTGCCTTTTAGAGCTTACCAATTAATATGGCATGAATATTTTAGAGATCAGAATGTTGGTGTTGAATATAACCAATATACTTCTAGTGGTTATGCAGAAGGTCAATTTGGAGAAACTTTATTATTACAGAGATCTAATTGGGAGAAAGATTATTTTACTTCTTCCCTACCTTTTTTACAAAGAGGTGGAGAAGTAGAGTTACCACTTGGAACAGTAAGTGTAGATACTTTTCAAGCTGACTCAGGTACTAATCCAACAGGTTGGCAGGAATTAAAAGTTGATTTTGGTACATATTCATCGGTACCAAACGATCAATTATTTGTATCTAATGCTTCTGGAGAATTCCCAGGTGCATTAACCGGAGAAATGCAAGCAGTTACAATAAATGAACTAAGAAAAGCATCAGCTTTACAAAAATGGTTAGAAATAATGGCACGTGCCGGATCTCGTTACAGAGAGCAAATTTTTGCAATTTTCGGCGAAAGAATACCAGATTATACAGTACAAGTTCCACAATATTTAGGAGGTGGAAAGACTCCTATTATGATTAGTGAAGTATTAAGTACATATTCACAAACTTCGTCAGCATCAACAGGTAGTAGTACAGATCGACCAATGGGAGATATGGCAGGTCATGCATTAGGATTAGGAGACGGAATTGGTTTTCAACAATCATTTGATGAGCACGGTATTGTATTAGGATTATGCCGTATTATACCAAAAGCAAGTTATGTACAAGGTTTAAGTAGATTTTGGCAAAAGTTTGACAAATTCGATCATTATTTCCCACAATTTGCAAATTTAGGCGAGCAAGAGGTATATAATAGAGAGATCTTTTTAAAAGGTAATACAAGAGACGGAAAAGATGCTACGCAATCAGATAACCAAATATTTGGTTATCAGCAACGATATGCAGAGTATAAATATGCATATAATCGTATTGCTGGAGATTTCAGAGATACTTTAGCACATTGGGAGTTATCACGACGATTCGACGATCACCCATTATTAAATCAAACTTTTGTTCAATGTAACGATGTCGATACAACTAGAATTTTTGCAATTGAAGATAGTACAGAAGATAAAATTTGGATATCATTATACCACAAAGTAGATGCATTGAGACCAATGCCATATCATTCTAACCCAACATTAAGTTAATTATGGAAGTAGTAAAATCACAAAAGCCAAGTAAAAAAGAAGTTAAAGATTTTCAAACAAAATGGAAAGAGCATAAAGAGAATTATATTAAAGAACATTCTATCGAAGAAATGGTTTACGAAAATGGCTCAGCTTTAGCTTTACTTTATAAAGAGGTACAAAGATTGAATACTAATTTAATGACAATTTTAAACAAAGTAGAAAATGACAAAGAAAAGTAAAACTCCAAGATCAGTTGATCGTTGGAACCCTGTAAAGATTATACCACATCAAAATAGTGGAGAAATTATTACAAAACCAAATCAGAGTCAATCTATACGAGAAATATTATTTCGAAATACACAAGGTATGACTTATGATAATTATAAGACGCCTTATTATGAGGATCAGGCAACTTTTAGTTCGCAATCACTTAATAAGATCCAGGAAATGGAGCCAGTTGAAAAGCTACAATTTTTAAAAGACATTAATGAGCAAGTAAGCACATTAAAAACAAAAATTGAAGCAGACGAAAAGGCAAAAGCAGAAGCAGTAGCACAAGCACAAGCAAATGCAACAGTACAAGAAAACAACAACGATACAGAAAGTGAGTAGTAATTTAGGTTAGTTAGTTTTTTAGGGAGTGTAAAAGCTCCCTTTTTTTATGAGCAAGAGTTTAGG